TTACTCAAAAAGAGAATCTAATATAGTATCTATTTTTCCGGGATTGAATGAAGGACAGGATAGTATATCTTTGTTCTTCGCTTCCCGATAAACGGACACAAAAGTAGTCTCTTTGTCTTCTGGCCTGGCCGGTGGCGGAACAGTCAAAAAGTGACAACCCCAGATACCGGTACAAGGTTGGTCGGACTGAAAGCAATTACGGATAGCATTATTCCTCATTACTTTCTTCATCGGCATTTTCTTTTTTTGCCTTTTCTTCTATGGCTTCTTTGATCAAACCTTTAACGGTCGTTAATTCTTCATCTTCTGTGTCTTCTTTATATATGATATTTTTTATCTTTTTATCAAATATGTATATGTAGGTGCCAAGAGTTGAGTTACCACCTTTAGTTTTACATCTAAATTTATGTGTAACTTTCCATCCGTAGAAGTCAGGATTAATATTTTGAGCAACCTGCCGTATTGTGTCATAATGAGCATCTATAGCCTCAAAGTATATATCTAATTTTTTAAGCCCTTTTTCAGCTTTTTCTTTTGCCTCATTATATTGTTCCCTACCATATGATGAATATGAATCACTCCAAATTTTGGCTATTCTATTTCCATCTTTTACTTCTTCTAATGTTGTTTTAACTTCATCAAGAATTGCGTTGGATACATATCCGTGTTTAAGAATGGTGGAATCTGTGTAAATTGATAGGAATGCACTATCTATCTTTGTTTCGACAGGTTGATAGCTCTCAAAATCGTATAATGTTTTAAACATTTCGTCTTTGATTGCTTCCAGAGCTTTTTCTTCTTTTGATTTACATCCTGTTAGGATAAAAATGCCAGCTAAGGCCATGATAATAATTTGTTTCATGATAGTATTATTTAAAGTTTAACTGTTTTTTATTTTTAGTTAATATTCTGTTTGTTGCTCTTATCTGTTGAAATTAGTAAGAGATGATAATTCTAAAGATCAGACAGACTTATAGTAGGCGTAGAGTTTTTATTCATATTGGATCATTTAGGTTGAATTTTTACAGCTACTGCAGATATTACATATTGTTGTTTTCCTATCTCTTTCCCTTTCAGGTTGATAATTGCATTTGCCCCATGTTGTTTGGCGGCATCAACCAGCTTCCCAACCATATATTGTTTTGAAGGTATTGCATAATCGGAGAATGTTTGAGGGGCTCCGTCTTTGATAATTGTGATGCCTGGTGCGCTTATCTTCTTATCAGGTTTACCATAGGTGAATACCAATGAAAGGCTTGATAAAGGAGTATAATCTAATACAGAAGGAACAGCCCCCTCAGGATAGATATAAAATCCTTCCTTTACATATTGAGTATAATCACTCTTGTACAGAGCTTCTGAGTATCTCGGAGAACAAGAGGTTAATATACCAATTGATAATAGGGTAAATAATAGTTTTTTCATTGTAATAGAGTATTTAAGTGTATAATATCTAATTCCCGTAAGTGGCAACATAGGTAGGGTTTGCGTAGGATATTCCCCAAAAACTATCCTTTCCATATACTCCAATAAGACAATTTCCATTTTCCCATGTATATCCATTTGGTTTCGGAGTTCCATATTTCTTTTCTATCAGCTTACTTATATCTTCATCCGTCTTTATGATAACTTCTGAACAAATGAGCTTCCTGTATTTATTGAAATAGTATCTGGTCTTTATACCATTTTTTTCGGTATAAAGTAGCGCAGACACACCTGATAAGCTCCCACTCGATATGCCAAAATCCCCTAACACAATATTTTCATCTGTGGAAAAGGTTTCCGTGATTATATTTTGATATCGACTTTCCATCTCTGAATAAGATAAATTCCAATCTGCTTCAGGTTCGGTAAATGGTAAGTTAACTTCATCATCACCACAACCGCAGAGAATAAGAAGTAATAGCGTTATTGAAAAGAGTTTTTTCATGATAATAAAGAGTTTCGTTTATTGCTATTTGGCTCTATTTATTATGATGGTTATGAAGCGGTAAAAAATGGTTTGACTTTACGGCAAAAGTAGATTTCCAATCATATGTATCACTATTCTACATATTCTAAAAGTTTTCTTTTATTGCTCCACAATACAATATCAGACTCAGCGTCAGTTTCTGCAAATTCCAAATATTTCAGGAATTTATCTCTCAAATAACCAACAGCTGTATCATTTACTACTGTTACCCTCTTACTTATTGTTTCTTTTAAATAGGTCTTGTTAATTAATTGAAAATTTAAGATTGAGCGCGAAATACTATTTCTAAAATAATATTCGGATGTTCCTGTAACATAATTCATCAAGGTAAATCGGTTTCGCTTTACATATACAGCATTGAATCTAATATCTTTGAATCGATCATCGGCAAAAGAATTAAATCTCAAATCATTTTTGTAAACTCCAATAATACTAGAAAGATAGTTATTTACGTGACTACCAAATCTTTTTTGAAGGTCACTATCTTTATTATCCTGAAATTTTATAAATGATGAACTCACTACCGCAGAAATAAAACTGGTCATTTCAAATGCTATATTGGGTACCAATTCTTTTTTATCTGTACTTTTGAAATAATATGTTCTGCTTTTAGATTCTGTTTCGTTAATTAGATACCTTTCTTTATAAAACGTGAATAGTTTTTGATAATATTCATCATCATTATCAAAGAAGTTGTTATAATAGCTGTCACTGATCCATCCACCATCAGTAACAATATATCTTCCATTTCTTTCCGTTACGAATATGGAAACAAAGCAATCATTTGTGGTAAACAAAGGAGTTACAATTTCGATAGTTTTACCATACTTCTTCACACTCCATAAGGAATTGAATGTTTCTTTTATGATGTCAAATATATCTTCCATATCATTCTTTAAATGTAATATTTTCCAATGGGTCTGAATTTTCTGCTTCTTTATCGAAGGGGAGAATACCAGGGGACGAATTTAATTGAAAATTCTCATATTCAATGTTAGCCTCCTGCATAAAATGATAAATGCATATTGAAATATCTTCCAAAGCTTTCCTTTGTACTTCATCTTTTAATGCTTCTGTTTTATATGCTATTTCTTTTCCATCACTCCAATATTTATGAAAATGTGGCGTTGGGACCTTTTGTTCATTAATGGGTATTTGAAAGTTTGAATTTCTATGTGATGGACCAGATGAATCATATCGAAATAAGGGTTTTTCACAAAAAGGAGGACATTTCAAACTGAATTTAAAGTCTGTATCAATGTCTTTTTTCTGTTCAACAGTAAAAGCTACATCAGCAAAATCCTTGCAGTAAATAGGCATAGCTTTCCTTTTAGTGTCAGGTCTACTTTTCTTTTCATCATCTAAAGCCATATAGTTGCTAGATGGAGTCTTTTCTTCATTTATAAACAAATCATATTGCTTATAATTATCACGAATAGTCTCACTAAATTGCATAATAAAGTATTTTAGTTTATAAATCGTTTATCCATTTTGTTTTGATTACCAAAGGTAGTCAAAATGTGTATTTCGTTTTTTATTTTTGGTTTCCTCATTACACCAAAAACATCGTTTTGGTTTCTTTAGTAAACCTAAATTTTGGTTTCCTGAGTAAACCAAAGTTAGTTTTTGGTTTACTTTTTGGTTTACTCAGGAAACCATATATATAGAGTATATAGAGAATATACATATACACGCGTATGCGCGCGAGGGATGTTTATAAACCCTTTATTATATTTCCTCTCTTTCTAACCTTCCTATCACTTTGTAGAGATAGAGTATATCAGATTTATTAATGTCGCGATCTGGATATTCTCTTTCTCCTGATGGGTTCAGTTTTGCATTGTATGAACACAGCTTCAAGTATTCATCACCGAGCTTAGATTGATATACCGCCTTTAGCAGCCTGTCAGATGGAGTTATAACCACATAACAGCGTCCGAAGTCGATATCTCTTGTAGATGTAACCGGTCTAACGAATACTACATCTCCTGATTTATATTTGTCATACATGGATTCTCCATATACAACCAAACCATAACTTCCCTTAAAAGATGGAATATTGACGAATTCCAGCACTTTGTTCTCGTCACCATGTAAGCCTATACCCTGACCTGCGCAAACGCGAATATCGAGAATCTTTTGGCCTTTGTCGGAAGTATCAGACAGGCCGAATAAGTCTTTACCTAATATTTCATTTATTTGTTGGAGGTATTCAGGTCTAAAAGACTTTGCATAAAATCTACTATTTAATGCCTGGTTCGTAATGCCGAGTTTATCTGCCAGTTCTACCAACCCAATACCATTTTTCTTTAAAATGTCTCTTACTTCTTCTCCTGTCATAACGGTTGAATTTAAAATATCTGTTAAAAATAACGGTTATCAAAGAAGAAATATTGAATATCTCTTTGATAATATTGAATCACCCTTTATCTTTGACGTATCAATCAAACAAAGGAACAAATAATCAATCAATTACACAATACCTCAAACGGGGTATTGAATTTAAAAAAGAGGAGAAAAGAAATGAAACAGTACAATTTATCTCAGATCATGAAAAGCGCTCATAGAAAGTTCAGAAGTGTCAAAGGTGAAAAGTCTTTCTCAGAGTGCTTGAAATCAGCTTGGATGTTTGCTAAGTTGCAGGTTTCATTCTCTGATGAAAACATCGCTAAGAAAGATAGAGAGTTTGTACAAGCTCAGAATGCGAAGTTTGAGAAGGTTGCTCCTTCAAAGCGTAGTTCCTATGATGATTTATCTATCCCGGCATCTGCATATTACAATGCGAATAGCACAGGTCGATTCGGTTCTCATTTTGTCAACGATTAAAAGATACAGATATGAAAATAGTATTGAAAGTTTCATTAAGAGAGGCCAAAAGAGCCTCAGAAGCGATACGCGATAATTGGCATTTGAGAAAAGGATTCAATCAGGTTGAAACCAATGTATGGGAGGCTGATAGTGAGTTCTGGGGAAATCTGGAGGATGAGGACAATGTTGATGAACTGAAGTTCTTGGTTGAAAATCAGTTTGGATTTTTGGGAATATCAGAAGAAGAATATGAATTTAATGAAGAGGAGGAATAATCAATGACACAGAAAGAGTTTGAAGAAAGAACCGGATTGAAAATGACGGCAGATAGTTACACGGAGGTAGAACAGTGCTATATGAATACGGAGCTCGACAAGGATGCGTTCTGTAAGTTATGGCTGGAAAGCCCCGTGGCCCTAAAAGAGATAGAGCGAAAGACAGTGTTAGTGCGTGAGCTTTTTGAAGAGCGTAAGATGATGGCAAATTTCCTGATCGAGCAGGCTGAGAAGTGGAGCGCATCAGATTTGAGAGATAAGGCGATTAGCATGATTGGTGAGAAAGAGTATCTCCATAGGAAGATTTTTAGAAATTTCAACCTTTGGGAAGTCGATAAGGATTTACTGTTGGAGTTGTTGAAAGTTTGATTCAGGATGACAGGCTGGAGCGGTCTTCGAGCCTCCCCCTTTGATGGGACTCCAGCCACGCATGCAGGCTTAGTTTTTCGTAGCAGTCCTTTTGAGAATGTGCCATCCTTCGGGAGAATCTGAAAAGAGACGCAGGTTGAATACCCTTAATATTCCGCATGGCAGCGTTAAGCCGGACCCCATCAGGTCTTGGAGCCTACCCTTTGATGTGGAGATGGGGAACAACATAGGAGCGATTACCCAAAGTAATCTATTCGGAAGAATCCGCGACCAGTCGTTAGAAGCGGCATTATAAGAAGGTCGAGCACACAACGTTCGAAGCAAGCAGCCGTAAGGTCGAGGCAAGCAGACGGGTTAAGTAAATCAGCCGAACATGCCCTGAACGGTTATGCAGTGAACAATAGTAACTGATAACTCCGGTGGGAAGAGCAGAGAGAGCTTATCGGGGCACAAATTATTAATCATTGAGTTATGAGAAATCATGTAAGATCATGTAAGGAGCTGAATCGCTCCATTATGCCGGAAGGTTGGGATGCAGGGAAAGATAAGATATCATGCTTCACCCTGTATGCATCAGAGGAAGAGAAGAAGAAGTTTATGAAGAAGTTTTCAAGGTATCGGGATAGATGCTATAAATCGGAAATCATCTGCTTTATGCTTTCGAACTATCTTGCTTATGCTTCTGGTAAACGATTCGAGATGTCGGCTATTAAGGTCTGGAAGTATGGGACAAAGAATCCTTGTCCTGATGGCTATGTTAATTATTCGATAGGTGCGATCCCTGTTGGATTTATGAAGGTGGTGAAAGGTTCTTTGAAGTCTATTCCTTTCAGGTTCCAGAGTGAGTTGATATATCATGTTGTCAGTGCATTTTATAATGCTCCTGACCGATTGGTGGATGAGGTTATAAACCGTATCAATGAAATAAAGCACCCCACAAAGAAAAGTGATAGAGTGGTAATATTACAAACTGTTGTACCAGAGAAGGAATACCAGTTGGTGAAAGAGTACGCCATTCAGAATGGGATGAATATTTGTGACCTGTTGAGGGTAGTGTTGAAGACGGTGTGTATGTCAAAGAGGGACAGGAAATATGATGATTCACCAATAGGAAGGGTATTCAACCTATATCGAATTCTCAAACAGAAAAGAGAGCCGTTCGTAGTTGGGCCTAATTATCGACTACTATTCGTTGAAATAACCGGAGACAGAGAGAGGTATTATCTTACGAAGTTTCTTCGAAGAAGAAGAATCACCAAAACAGAGATGTTGAGAAAAGCTGTTCGGGCGCTGGATGATGTGGTAACACATCGAACCCGGTTAGAGAAGAAAATTATTTTTGAACCGGATGAGGAAGATGAGGATGATACCGATTATTGGTATGAGAGGATGGCGAGAAGAGATTTCGTAAGGTCTATATATGTTTGATTATTAATTTGAAGATATGGAAAAGTACACAAAAGAAAGCCTGGCTAAAATGACGCCAGAAGAGTTAGAGAATGTAGTTCTCAAATTACAAGATGAATTAGAGGCAGAGAAGATCACGAGTAAGCAATATTCTACTTGGTGGAATCAGGAAACAGAAAGACGTAGAAGGGACGTTGAAAAGCTAAATGTATTGCATAACCTGATTCATTCTTGGGAAGATAAAAATTAAGTAAGGAGGGTAAACATGAAAGAGGATGAAAGAAAGCCTATTGCGCCGACGTTGCGTAATATGGAAGTGAATGATGTGGAAGAATGGCCATTGGAAAGAATTGATACCGTTACAATGACGGTAGGTAGATTCTCCCGTAAGTTCAGGGCGAAAGGCATCAAGTTCAGAACATGGACGGATAAGCTGGAGGTGAAGGTTCAGAGAATAGCGTGATCATGGAAAGTCTGTCATGTGCTGAAAGAGAGATCGCGAATGAGTTCTGCAAGGGCTTTTCAGATAAGGAAGTGGCGGATAATCTGGATAAATCATATTGGACCGTCAAGACACAGAAAAAAGCTATATACAAGAAGCTCGGAATATCGAAGGATACCGAGCTTATTTTGTATATGGTTTGTGAGAAAGTGCAGCGCAGATTCGAATTGAAAGAAATACGCAAGCATGGTTTAGAATTATTGTTCTCTGCCCTATTTCTGGTTATGCAGGTCACTTGCAATAATCTGGATAATATGAGAATGATGAGAGTGAGAAGAGGTCGAAAGACAGAATATGTATGTGATTATGGAGGAGGTGATGAAGATGGATATAAATCAATTTGACCATTTAGTTACGATCTATCGGGTGATGAATCAAAAGACATTTGGTTTCAGGTTCTCGGCTGCCATTGTCGGAGGACGTATTCGTTTGCAGAGGTTAATTGATTCTGGATTGATTAGAACGGAGAAGAAAAGTAAGTCACAGAATGGAAAGTTGTATTGCAATGCAAGTGATGTATTGCGTAATGCTGTAGCATGATGAAAGTAAAAGATTGGTTTTATTATTCGGTTCTGGTGATGTTATCATTGCCGATTGGGTTGGTGTGTTGTGAGGCGATAGTTTTGCAGATTATCGGTCTGGGGTATGGATATTTGTTTTTTAGAGGGTTATTTAAACCATTATTTGATCGGAAGGAACAAGATAGCTCAGGCAAAGAATGATGATAGTATAGCCCGTGAGGATGATTCTCCCCTTTTGGAGATGTGTTTTGTTTGTGTTGTTATACCGGGTGTATCGTCTGTGAAGATAGTGCACCCTTTTTATTTGGAGAAGTGGCGGAATTGGTAGACGCACCACTCAATAATAGGAATGCCAACCTTAGATGTGGTGAGCTTGGCAACTCATCCCGGTTCGACTCCGGGTTTCTCCACGAATCATTAATTTTTAATTAGTTGAGATATGGTACAAGAATTAGTAACAATTCAGCAGAAGCTGAAAGCCCCTAAAGGGCAGTACAACAATTTTGGGAAATATAAGTACCGGAGTTGTGAGGATATTCTGGAGAGTGTAAAACCCATTCTGACAGAGTGTGAGTGTTCATTGGTGATAACGGATGATGTGGTGCAGGTTGGTAATCGTATCTACATCAAAGCAACGGCAACCCTTACCAACAGTAAGGGAGAACAAGTTCAGACATCGGCGATGGCTCGTGAGGATGAGATATTAAAAGGCATGGCATCTTCACAGGTTACTGGAGCGTGTAGTTCTTATGCAAGAAAGTATGCGTTGAATGGATTATTCTGTATTGATGACACAAAGGACCCAGATGCTACCAACAAGCATGGTAAGGATGAGAAGCAGGAAGATGAAGAGAGCTTAAACCTTGCATTGGAGTTGATTCGAAATGCGAAAACCACGGCAGACCTCACGCAGATATATAATGAGTGTGAGGGATTCAGAGGAAACAGCAAGTTTATGAATGCGTTGAGTATGCGAAGAAAGGAGATCGAAAGGAGATGAAGTTAAGAGAAAGCCCGGTAGTGTTTGACCAAGAAAAACATACCTACCGTCTGGAGGATATTTTGTTGGAGGGTGTAACTACCCTCCTACGCAATCAGCTTTTCCAGAACAAGTATGATGATATACCAAAGGAAATTCTGGAAAAAGCGGCAAAAAGGGGAACGCTGATACATGAGCAATGTGAGCTGGTGGATGCGTTAGGTATTGATCCGGTGATTCTGGAAGCGAAGAATTATAAACTCCTGAAAGAAGAGCATGGGTTGAAGCCAATAGCGAATGAATATCTCATTTCAGATGAGCTTGCTTTTGCAAGTAGTGTGGATGTCATATTTGACGGTGAATCAGAAAATGATGATGAGGTATATCTTGCTGATATAAAAACCACGGCAAAGCTTGATATTGATTGGCTGAGTTGGCAGTTGAGTATCTATGCCTATATGTTTGAGATGCAAAACCCTCATCTGAGAGTTAAGAAGTTATATGCTATCTGGCTGAGGAATGAAGTGAAAGAATTGAAAGAGGTTCAGAGAATCGACAATGATACGATACAGAAGTTGTTTGATTGTGAGATGAAGGGTGAACCATTTATATCTTCTGAAATTCCTTTGCCAGATAGCAGGCAAATAATCCCTGTAGAAGTATTTGAAAGAGCTCAGACTATTATCTCATTAGATGGGAAGATAAAACAGCTCACAGAGGAAAAGAAACGTATCTCCGAAGAATTGTATCAATACATGGAAGAAACCGGAGAATCAAAGTGTGAGCATGAGTTGTTTATCGTATCACGGGTGATGCCCACCACAAAGAAGTCGCTCGATACGAAGGGGCTGGAGAAATGTGAGCCGGCAATTTATAAGATGTATTTGAAGGAGACAGCAGTAAAAGGTAGTATAAGAGTAACACCAAGGAAATAATGGCAGAGGAAGCGATACTAACAAAGCATGATGGTGAAGTGAAGATGTCAAAGGACTTTGATTATCTATGTTCTAAGCTCAGAAATGGCAGATATAAGTTGAGTATCGTTCGTTGTTCAGAGAAAAGAACAATAAGCCAGAATGATTTGATGTGGATGTGGTTCGGATGTATTGAGGATGAGACAGGTACACCGAAGAATGATATCTACCTGTATTATTGTAAGAAGTTCCTGAGCCGTTTGGCTCTCGTTCATGGTGAGGAGGTGATGATATATGATACTTCTTCCAAGCTGAATACCAAACAGATGTCGGACTTCATGACGAAGATTCAAGTAGATGCAGTGATGGAACTCGGTATTAATCTACCCCTACCGATTGATCGGTTCTATGAAAGTTTCGTGGGAGAATATGGAAGAAGATGAGCGGGCCGTTTGGTTCGCTCTTTTTATTAATTAATAATTATTTAAGATGGAAATTCAAAAAGTGAAAATCACGAAGGATAACACCTGTATGGTAGTGTATTCTAATGCTGATGGTGATGTGATAACGCATCAGGGAGGAAATATCATTCACAAGGATTTGAGAGAAGCGATGAATGCGCTGATACCTCACCTTGCAGTATTGACAGAACAGAGAGAAGCGTATAACAGTACGTTGTCAGAGGTAAGAGCGAAGGATGATCTTCCGGTGAAATTATCTGTTCAGGGTGTCAGTATCTCCGGAGATAGCATAAATAATGGAATCCAGATCACCGGCTGCCGGATGTTGTTAACAGGCAAGGTTCTGAACCTGAATAGCCCTACTGCTATGCTTGATGGAGAGACGGATAAGTATGAATATGCCGATGCCCTTTATCAATTGATAGAGAATATCAAATTTGAAGTCCGGCAATATATTGAGCAAAAGAAATGGGCAATCAAACAGGGAGAATTATTTGAAGATGGAGACGGTACACCGTTTGATGGTTCTGTTGAAACTCTGACAGGTGGTGTTGATATTCCACAAGCGGATATCGCAATCAGTGAAGCTCCGCAGCCGGAGAAGGAAGTGAAGAAGATGAAGAAAACCAAAAAAACTAAGAGCGCAGCGTAAGATGTTAGGTCCTTTAAAGATTGTACTCACTCCGAATTGCTATAAGGTTTCATTCGACTTTCACCCTATGATGTTGAAGTGTGTGAAGAGGATACCAAGTGCCGAATGGAACATGGATGGTAAGTTCTGGAAGGTAAGCACTGATGATTACAATTATCTAAAAGTGATGGCTGATTGGGCAGTTCAAAATCGATATTGTGGAGGTGTCAAGGCTTACAAAGAGGAACAGCCTGTACAGGACTATACACTCCCTCCCATGCCACAATTACAGGTTGAACATGGTTTAAAAGTTGAACCCTATGATTACCAGAAGGAAGGAATTGCGTATGCTCTCATTCATAAGCGTTGTTTCTTCGGTGATGAGCCAGGATTGGGCAAAACGATGCAGGCAATAGGCACGGTCTCGATAGCGAAAGCATGGCCGTGCCTTATTGTTTGCCCTTCAGGATTGAAACTAAATTGGCAAAGGGAATTTATGAAGTTCGCAGGTATTCAAGCGGTGATCTTGGATGATAAGAACCGGCAGACCTGGCAGTCATTTTGGGAGATGAAGAATCAGCAAGGGCAACCAATGTGTAAAGTCTTCATCACAAATTATGAGAGCCTGAAAAAGTTCTTTGTGTCTGGTGTCAAAGAATCCAGTCGATTCACCCTGAAAAGTATTTGCTTTGATTCCCGCGTAGATTTGTTCCGGTCCGTAATAGTTGATGAGAGCCAGAAATGTAAGTCCAGCAAAACACAGCAAAGTAAGTTTGTCGAAGGGATATGTAAAGGGAAAGAATGGATATTTCTACTTACAGGTACTCCAGTAGTAAATAACAATACCGATCTCATTCAGCAGTTGAAGATATTGGATCGTTTAGATGATTTTGGAGGTTATAAGTATTTCACGGAAAGGTATTGTTCCGGAATCAGTAAATCAAGCAACTCAAAGGAACTGAATTGGAAATTAAGAAAGGCTTGTTTCTTCCGTAGATTGAAGAAGGATGTGCTCACTCAGCTACCGGATAAAACCAGAATGTATATTACAGTAGACATCACGAATAGAGATGAATACAATGTTGCTGAACGCAATCTGATTGAGTATCTACGTAAGTATAAGAAAGCCGATGATGAAAAGATTCAGAAGGCAATGAGAGGTCAAGTAATGGTACAGATGTCCATTTTGAAACAAGTTGCTGCCCGTGGAAAGATAAAAGAAGCTATTGAGTTGATTAATGATACGGTAGATGGTGGAAGTAAGTTGATTGTATTCGGGTTCCTGAAGGATGTAATAGGCAAATTGTATGAAGCGTTTCCGGATGCGGTTACTGTCACAGGGAAAGATAATGATGTGCAAAAGCAAAGATCAGTAGATGCATTCCAGACGGATGAGAAAACGAAAATCATTTTGCTTAACTACAAGTCTGGTGGTACAGGTCTGACGCTAACAGCCAGTTCAGATGTATTGTTTATCGAGTTCCCGTGGACGTATGCAGATTGTTGCCAGGCGGAAGACAGAGCACATCGTAATGGGCAAAAGAATGCGGTTCTCTGCCGTTATCTGTTGGGAAAAGGAACGATTGATGAATATATGTATCAAGTCATTCAAACAAAGAAGGAGATCAGCAATGATGTAACAGGAACGGATGATGTTGTGGAGGAATCAACAATAAGTAAGGAAGAGCAGATGTTAAACCTCGCTATGGATATGTTCAAGGATAAAATTTAGGAAGGGGATAATGATGAAACTAAGGTTGAATAGAGACAAGGCCCTATTAACTCCAGTTATTGGGGTATTCTGGGAAAATAAAAACAGAAATGGTGGATATCGATTGAGTGTATCTATCATATTTCTGTGTTTTGAAATCGAATTATTAATGTTCTAAATAAAAAGTGCTATGAGTAAACAAAACCCATTGAAAGAAGCTATCCAGTCTTATCTGGATAATCAGGCTAAAAAGGATGAATTATTTGCAAAATCTTATGCGAAGGAAGGTAAGAATATAGATGAATGTTGTTCCTATATTATGGGAGAAGCTAAGAAGAGAGGTAATGCCGTATGTATGTCCGATGAAGAAGTGTTCGGATTGGTTATCCATTATTATGATGAAGATGACATCAAGGTAAACAAGATCTCAGCTAACGTTAAAACCTCAGTTTCTACTCCAGTAGCCAAGCCAATTAAACTTACCGAAGAAGACAAGAAGAAAGCCCGTGAAGCTGCTATAAAACGTCTGACTGAAGAACAATATGCTTTACTCAGAAAAAAGTCGTCACGGGCCAAGAAAGAAGTACCCGAAGATCAACAAATGAGTTTATTCTAATACCATGGAACCAAAGACTAAATTACAGAAACAGGTGGTAGTGCTTCATTCTAAACTTCCAGTCATTACCGATTATCAAAAGAAATGGGCCGAAAAGGTTTGTTTCACTTTGGAAGGTTTCTACAGAGCTAAAAAGATATGGTGCACCGAGTGCGGAAACGTCTTTGAAGCCAAAGAATCGTACTTATCATATTCCTTATTAGGAACGCATTGTCCATGTTGTGGTAAGCACTTAAAGGTAACAAGTTGCCGGAAACTTAAATATTCACCTCAGCCTCAATATTTCACTATCATCACTACAATCCAAGGTTTCCAAGTACTAAGGCATTATGTTATTTCCAAGTCCTGTCGCGTTGGTCAACCTGCCGAATTGAAGATCAATGAAGCTGTTCAGAACTGGATATCTCCAAAAGGTATTGAAGTAATCATGTCCAGATCATCCAGCTATTGTTATGGAGCTTATGACCATTGGTATTGGAGTTCAGACATGGAAATACGGTCAGATTGTGGCATAAAAGATAAATACCACATTTGGGCCAGTTATATCAAAACCCTTCGTTTGCTTCCAAAACTGAAATACGCAGGAATTGATGATAATTATCATGGCATAATTCCTGATATTCTATTCAAGATGCTTCTACGATATCCATTTGTAGAAACGTTAATCAAACAGGGAGAAAAGGAATTATTGGAATATATGGAGTATAATATAACTCAGGTAGGAAAGTATTGGCCAGCGATAAAGATAGCAAAACGGCATGGTTTCAAGGTTAGCAAAAGAATTGATCTGAGAATGTATTTTGATTATCTGGAAATGTCTGACGCCATTGGAAGAGACCTCCGTTCACCTAAATATTTATGCCCCGCAAATTTAAAGAAGGCCCATGATGAGGTGATGAAGATTAAGATAAAGTTAGATGCTAAGATTGCAGCAGAAAAGAAGTTGCAACAGGCCTTAAAGGATGAGAAACTATACCAGAAGTTGAAAGGTAAGTTTCTGGATATCGCTTTTGGTGATGATCTTATACGGATCTGTGTTCTGCCCAGTGTCATGGATTTCTTGAAAGAAGGTATGGAAATGCACCATTGCGTTTTTGCTAACAAGTATTACAGAAAAGAGGATTCTTTAGTCATGTCGGCACGCATCGGTGACAAACGCATTGAAACTATAGAAATCAATCTGAGAACACTTGATATCGTACAGTCTCGTGGAGTATGTAATAATGTTACCGAATACCATGATAGGATTATCGGACTGGTGAAAAAGAACATCGGTTTAATCCGCAAAAAGATAGCATCATAATTAACAAAAAAAGAACTATTAAAATCACTTTAGCCTTGAAAGGATAACTCCGACTACAGTTGCTATAGCTCCAATAATAGCTGCTATATAGGATGCTCTTTCAAGTTTACTTTTTGTATTTGATTTAAAATTTATAAGGCTATTTGATGTGTTGAAAAAGTCAGAAGATTTGGTAGTTGTTTTCTTCTCAGCAAAATGCAAATGAGTTTTACATTGCGAAATTATTGGTCCGGCTTCATTAAATAATGAAGTCAATTTCGGTGAAGTAGTTTTAATACCATTTTTTTTTAATTGATGAATTTCGCAATTAATTTTATTGATGATTGGACCTATTTTATTATAAGTTGAGTCTACTTCAGGATCAATAACCAATGATAAATCCTTCTTAATGTCATTGAGGTTCTGAAATACAGAGTAAGTGTAAGTGCTAGAATATCCTCCGTTTCGAAGATTATCCATTAGTAAACTTATTGATGAAATGAGCTTGTCATAATTACCTTTATTCTTCATACTTAAAACAATAGATCATTTGCAATATTGCAAATGAAATTCAAAAATAACAATAAAAAATAATATGGCAAAAATTTATGTAGCAAGTAGCTGGAGAAATGTATTTCAACAGGACGTTGTAAATATTCTCCGTGATTTAGGACATGAGGTCTATGACTTTAAAAATCCCCCTCATGGCAATGGTGGTTTCAAATGGTCTGATATAGATCCTAATTGGCAGTACTGGACAACAGCGCAATATAGAGAAGCCCTCAATCATCCGATTGCACAAAAAGGATTTGATTCAGATTTCAACGGTATGCAGTGGGCTGATGTCTGCGTTATGGTTCTTCCTTGTGGTCGGTCTGCTAACACAGAAGCCGGATGGATGAAAGGTGCAGGTAAAAGGGTGATGGTTTACTCCCCGAAAAAGGAAGAACCTGAACTTATGTATAAGATATACGACTTCATAAGTGACAGTATGTTCAGAATCAATGATGAGATAAATAGAGTATAACTGAATAGATATGAAGAAAATACTACTAGTTCTTGCTGCCGCCTCACTGGTAGGCTGCACTACACAGAAAGTAGCACATGCGACTTTCAAGAGAGAGTATAAAGAGAACCGCTTTACGAAACAATTTCAGCAGGCAGATTCAGTGTTTAACGAAAAATGCAAAGGATATGGGATGTGATTGTTGCCCTAAGTCTAATTACGGACAAGAAAAATGCTCTGCCATTGTATTTGGGCTGCCTCTTTGCGAAAATCGTCGAATACGTTTCTGTCGATGCCGAACACTCCTTTACTGATGCACTGTTCTACTGAAAGAGTGTCAGGCTTCTTGCCTTCAAAATGATTGGCGATGGCTGCAATAGCCACATCTGTACCGGTAAATTTTGCCAGAGCCGTCCATGAACCTGCACCACCCATCATTAGGGTATCTGCGGCTGTGCCCAACATCCATCCCGTACCTTTTTCCCATCTGTTCGGGCGGTAAGCTGCTTCGCCTCGTGCCTCTATTTCATCGGTCAGCGGTGAACGGCTTAACGTCTGCGATAATCCCAGCAGACTCGATTCGGCAGCCTTTCGGACGATGTAGTCAGCGGAAGACTTGGGCATACGTTCTTTCACCAGCCGGTCAATTATCAGTTCCTCTATCCGGTGGTCCATATAGGCATAGGCGAGGTCACAACCGAGCTGTTCTGATAACTCATCGTAACGTGCCCTCCCGATTTCCTGCACGACGGTATCCCGCCACTGTCCGGCCATGTACGCAAGGTCTTGCTGCATTTCCTTGGAGCCGGTAATCTCCGTCTTGCACATCTCGATATAGTCCTCTGTCGTTTTGGAGTTCCATTCGCCTGTGACCTTGAGTGTCTGATAGGGGTCGCTCATGGGCTGTGCCGAAGATGCCATCATACTGAGAATACCACCTAAAGAGGTGGAATATTCTTTCATTTCCTCTCCCTGATTCCGTATGAGGTCAGTTCGCGTTTTTGACATGACGGGTGCGATATGGCAGTTGAAATAGTCGTTCACAAGGCGTTCCATTTCTGCAAACCGTCCGCTATGCTTGATTCCGTCCATAATGTATTATATGTTTATCCTATTCTATTCATTAATAATTGCTCTTTTGTCTGCTCGATGGCGTTGTGGTAGATTTCCATCTGTTTGGGATAGAACTCTTCCAGCCATACATCTTTCTCGATGTTGTCGTGGATGAAGCGTATCGCTTGTTCTCGCTCAATCTCCACCGATGCTTCGCCCTCTTCCCGGTTATTGAACCATGCTTTGGTCCACCAGCGCACACCGGCCCGGTCAGGATATACCGTGACTGCTCTCGGTATGTCAAAACTCTGGATGTCTATGTCCAATTCTGCCAGTGGGTCAATGATACCACTATGGGTCAGGGCTTCGTCATAGAGTTTTTTTTTACATCACCGCCCATCGTCGATAAGTACACGCCATGCCGTAGGGCAAGGTAATGCAGGAAGTCCGCAATGAGTAGGTTCTGCACCTTACAGGCAAGCGGCATTGCTTTATGTCCCAGTCCGAGTGGGTTGGATATACTCGGCATATTTTCATAGAAGTATTCTTTGACTGCTCCCATTGTAAAGACATGGCGGAGTGACTGCTCCGTATGTGGAGGAAGTCGGTATGCACCACGCTGTAAGTCTTCCATGTAGTGGGGCAGGAAACGCAGCATCAATTCCTCTATTTCCTGTCTGTCCTGCTCGTAATCGGTGGTCAGTGCCATCGCCATGCCGGGAGATGTTGTCGCTTCGTCTCCATCGGCATGACACAATGCTTGGATATTACCATACAGCATGGTTAGAAATTCCAGCGGGTTCAGTTCCTCACCTTTGAAGCGTATCCCGATATGCAGCTTGTCACCGCTCAAAGCTACAGTCTGTCCGGCCTTGACACGCTGTCCGAACTGGGCGAAGACATTTGACAAATGCCCATAGGTCACTTCATACTCCCCATAGCGTATAGTTTGGCAGATGCCGAGTGTAGGGTCATTGCCTATACCTGACACGATACCGCTGGCGACAGCCGCCAGCGTGTAACACCGTACATCGAAGTCGATGCCATGATGAAAATATGTTTTGCCCGTTGCCGGATCGGTTTGTTCGCCGTAGCCGAGCGATAGTTTCACATCCTTGCCCTGCCGTTCTTCAAAAGGCATACAGTATCCACTTTCGGATTGCAGGATCATTTCTTCTGTATATTTCATTATTGTTGTTAGATTTGATTCGTATTCTTATCTTTTCATTCCTCTGCTATTCGTCTGTTCTTCAACAGGAAGAGCGGGTGTCTGTACTCGTTGTATGCTTCCCGTGTCAGGTGTGCGGAAAATACCGGCATTGTTGCCGATAAGCATCATGCCGAGAAATGCACCGGCAATCTTGCCCAGCCAGCCGAAGCGTCCGAATATAAGAAATGCTGCTGCGACCAGTCCTGCTATACTCAATCCCGACACGTTACCCTGTCCGAGATTACGGAAAAAGTTACCGAACATATCGGAAACTCCGCCATTGGAGACTTGCCGCAGAAAATTCGATACTCCACCCAGTTTTGAGTCTATGCCGGCTACCGTACCGCTGACGGAACCGACTGCTTCTCCGGCCTTGCTTGTCAGTTCTCGCACACCGTCCGCTGCATCTGCAAGGGTATCCGTAGCCGATTTCCCTATGACCGCATCGCTTACGATATGTACCACGCTCTTATCTGTGGTTAGTTTCTCCCAACCCACATAACCGACTGCACCGCCGATGGCTGCGGTCTTGACGGCTTGTCCTGTACCCCGTAAGGTTTGTGAAGGATGCAGTGCAGCATGTCCCATACTTCTTCCGGTAGCTTTTGCTGCTTTGCCGCCATATTTCAATATTGAATCCCAAATTCCCATATCATTACATTTTTAAGGTCTTACATTCTTTCCAATCTGTCGCCAACGTCGCTTGGCTGCGTCCACGATACTGCGTTTATCGGCTTCGGGACGTGCACCCTCGTCGATTTCCCGCCAAATGTCGCCCATTGTCGTGTACTTTACCGCTTTGGTCAGTCGTTGCAGTTTTTTGTTCATTGTTTTGAGCTTTGGACGGATACCAAAGACAATTTCCATACGCTCTTTTTCCGTCATCTTGTTCTCCGAAAGGCACGCTGTGCGGATATCGTTCACAATTTCCACGCTGTTCATCATCAGTTCCCGGTAAATCTTGTTGCGCTGTGTGGATAGGGCTACGGCAAGCGCATTGGCTGGACTTCGCTTCAATTGCTTGGTGAAGTCGCCCATATTGTCTGTCAGCCTCGATACCTCATAATAGAACCCATAAGTTTGCGCCGCATAGCAGACTATTGACCGGAAAGAGTTCAGATAGTTATTGAACTCTCGTTGCAGGTCTGTTGTCGCCTGCACTTCTTCTTTTGTCCAAATATGCCCGGTGGTCTGCATCAGCATGACCTTTTCTTGATTTTTCAATTCCTTCTCTGCCTTTTCGGTATATGCTGCAATCATTCCGGCCAGTACAGGGTCATTCTGCGCTTGTACCTCACCGATACCGGTAAGACACAGCAGCAATATACTTATCCAAATTGTCCATTTCATAACTGATATATTTTATCGGACGAGAGCTGCCGCTCTGTGCCAATGGGACAGAGCTATACGAGCTGCCTCACCGTTGTCACGGTCAAGCATTCCCGCCGTTACGTTGTTCCACACATCATTGAAAGTATAGTACCGTATGCTCAAATAGAGCAGATGCAACTTCCGGCTAAAATCCGATAGTTGGTCGTTCAACGCCCATAGTGTCTTGCTGCGTTCTGCCCCCGTAAGCATGTTTTCGTTGCTACCCTTGGCCACAGCGTCATTCAGCAATGTAAAAACAGAGACAAGCTCCGTTGCTGTTTCTATATAGAGGTTGTTCATGTTCATACTGGCCACAATGCCCTGCGGATTGTTTTGGATGGCCTTGCCTAATTTCCCCAGCGTGAGGAAAATCCGCACACCGTCATTGTAGAGATGCGTACAGGCTTTCAGTGATGAAGCGTAACCGCTTGCTGTCTTGAGGTAACTGTTGTATTGCTTCTCCCACTTGTGGATTTGGTTGAACTCGGTAGCGATGCTGTTCTGAAGCAAGGCTGTTTGTGTCTGTCCCTTTATTTGTTTTTCAATCTGCTCGTTTATCAGTTCGTTACCTTCGGCCAATGCTGTCCATTCCAACGGATTGGAAGCCGCAATTTGGGCTTCTGCCATCTGTGGAAGCAGGCATACCAGCGAGACAACCAGCCCCAGACTAATGATTCGTGATTTCATATATTCCCTTTTTTCGTTTGTTAGTTTCTACCCGTTCACGGATAATTGACACGAGGTCGTCCCTATGGAAGATACCAATCAGGTCAAGACGGGGCGTGTTTCTGTCCATTGAAAGGATGCTTACGGTTTTCAACCCACAAAATTGTTGCAGCAGGCTTTGGTGCTCTTGAAAATCCACGATACGATACAGCTCCATATAATCCACTTTGCGACGGATAATACCGTATTCGCTGACAAGTTGTTCCGTACCGATGCAGTAACGGATTCGCCTCAGGTAGAGATAACGGTAGAGTAACAGCAACGAGAGCATCAAGGCAATTACTGTGGCAATAGCTGTCAATGGCAACCCTTCCATGCCTCCGTACACCCATACAGTGCCGCACAGCACGAGAGTGGGCAGCTCGTTGATGACAAATTGCCCGGTATGCGGATGGATGACAATGGTTTTATGATAAGTTCTCTGCATAGGTTTTATGGATTATCGGTGAAAATGGGAGTGAAAGTCTTCTCTCATGCCGGAGAGAGAATTGGTTATATCCACTTCCAACCGGGCAAGTTCTTCCCGTATCTTGTACATTTCCTGAAAACCCTTATCTGACATTCCCTGGTCATTGGTTTCAAAGGAAAATATTACTCTGTCCGCACGTTCAAGACGCTTTCGCACAGCCTCATGGTCTGCTTCGTCATATAATCCGTTTCGGATATGTTCCGGATTGATTTCGGGTAAACCGGCCAAGGCTCGGTTTAGGGTGGCTTCACCGCTGATTTCCCAATCGTCAACTTCCTTTTCCTTGGGTTGTATCCGTTTGTCGAGTAGCTGGTCGTTCCAATCCTTATAACCTTCTGCGGCAGATTCATACAGGACACGTCCTACATCTTTCGGACCGGGATTGAAAGCCCCAATCGCCTTGTCGATGGCTGCCAGATTATTTCTCATTGCCTCTAATTCTTCCTCGCTTGCAGAACCCTCGGCACAGGCCATTTCGTACTCATCCATACGAACCATGCTCATTTCCTGTAGATAGCCGTCCCCAATATCCATATCGTCATGCTCCCCATTCTTCAAATTTTGTTTTGCATCATTTATACCCAGAATGGCTGTAATCTTTTCAAAATTGAATGGTTCAAGTCCTATTTCATACTGTGGATAGCCTTCGCTGTTGTTCTGTACAATCAGTCTGCCGGTTTGTGACAGACAGGTGGAGAAGTTCCAGCCTGCATGAGTGAGAGCAAAGTGGATGGCATAGACTTGTCCGGCACGGTCATGATCGAAGCAAAGGTGATGTGAGGCATGGGGAGTTACATTTATCGTTCCTTTGAATTGCTGCTGGCTTGGTGCCCCTCCGGTAGAGATAAAAACCGCCTTTCGCAACTCCTTATTTTCTGCCTGATGAAGTTGGTAATATGCCATCGCATCATAAGCACTTTCGAACCAATAGATATGCTTGGCGGAGGTGAGAGAAGTGCGGGCAGGGCTGGCAATCCACAGTCCCTCGCTTGAATTGCTCCCTGCGGCTTTGCCTTTGTAGCTGCCGCTCCCGTCCATACGTGCACGTCCTCGTTCTTCAAGTCCCACAATCTCTCCGTCGCCTTTGGGCAGGGTTAGTGGAAAGGACAGGTTCGTGTAGGCCGCACCGTCCTCCCGGTGTTTCGTAGCCAGATAAAAATGCCGATGGAAAGCATATTGTGTATAGAGGTCGATACCTCGGCTTTTAAAATAAGGATAAAATTTTTTCTGCGTTTCCCGGTTCTGCGGATTGAACTTATGAATGTCGTAGTCCGCTATGTCAAATGGCTTTACATCTCGTTTAGGGTTCACTATTCTGGTTTTCCGTTCAGTGACGGGAATATTCAGTAATCTGTTACAGACAAGATTCACCAGTCTGTCCGGAGACATACCCGCATGGTACTCCGTGAAAAAGTGCGGATGCTCCTTGATGAAGGAAATGATGTTATAAACTTTCTGTTGTTGTGCGTGGAAACAGCATTTTCCTTGTTGTGTCACAATAAATTTGTCACCACGGATACGTCTGCCGTCGCTATCCAAACGGACATACGAGGGATAGCGCAGACCGTCACGACGGTTCAGGTGATACCCTGCGTCAATCAATACGTCCTGGATGTTTAGTCGTTGCAGGAAGTCATCGTATGTAAGGTCTCCGTCTCTCATAGGCTTACCTCCCTCTTCTCATTTCATTAATATCTTGATTCATCTGTGCCTCGAAATTACGGATGGCCACATCTCTCGGTGTATCTACGCCGGGCTTGAAATATGGATGTGGCGGTCCGCTGAAACGTTCGCCATAGAACTCCGGAGAGTGGTGGTGATGGAAGCCATGTGCGACTTCCGACGCCACCACCGCACCGGCGGTAAGGGCAGCGAATATCTTCACGCCAAGCCCCTTGTTCGCTTCAGGACGTGTCTTCATATCCACCTCGTTGAAAATCTTCGAAAAAAGTTTCATCCGGTGGTAATCATCCACAGCAAGAAACTTGTCGTAGTCTTTCTGGCTGATTTCGTGGCTGATGACCTGTCCGTCAATAACGGCGGACATCTTGTATTTACCTTCCGTCTGTGCCGGTTGCACGGCAATGTCGCTGACTTCTACTTCCCGGCCATGTTTCTCCTCACGATACCAGCCTTTGCTTTCGTTGAGCAGTTGCAGGTCACGCCCGTCCACGGCTGCACCGATACTGCCCTGTATGTATTCCTGCCGTATCGGAGTTTCTTGCTGCATGAATAATTCTTGTTCCTGCCGCTGCCGTTCTTCCAGTTCATGCCGTACTTCGGGATGCAGGCCGATACTGATGCGTTGTTCGCTGTTGAGCTGTTCCATCGTTACCTTATCGGCAAAGTCCGCTCCGATAATGCCATTCAGCAGATCCAGCCGTTTCTCCACAGGTTGTTCCTCGATGGATGCGGTAGCCAGTTTTTTCACTTCTTCTTCCGTCAAGTCATAGACCATATCGGCATTGACACTTTCCGATTGTACGGTCAGTGTCCTCCGTTCCATATCCACGATAAGACCGTGCGAAGTAAGGCACTCCGACCATTTCTCGTTGGAAAAATAGACTGGTGAAGCAATCAACTCCTTGTACGGTTGTGCCGGTTCCTTGCTGCGCGGACGGCTGACAAGCGGTGTAATGACCTCCTGCAAGTTCTTCAATACATCTTGCTGAACAATGGGTTGCTCCTGTTGACCGCCTTTGTAGTAAAAGCCGTAGCCACCCGATTGCAGTTCGCCGGGCTTCATGCGCCCGTCTGGGCGTTCGGGTACGATGGATGGCCCCGGAAAGAAAAGCTGCCCGCCGACTCTGCGTAGGTGGAAACCCCACTGCTCGCGTGGTGTCCAACCAAGAAATGGAGGGGGCATACCCAGACGTCCCATGTGTCCGTACTCACCTATACCGATGCGGTAGCCATGCAGCCCCATCGCCACACGCCCGTTGGCATTGCGGGCATGGACGAAATTCTTCGGCATATAGAAGTCTTTTCCTATGATGCTCGTAAGTATGTTGTAGGCCTTCTTGTTGGCCGTATTTGTTCCCCAGTCCGTCAGGACCAACATCTGGCGTTCGGTTATAGGATAGACCAGCAACGGTGAATCATGCCCTTGCACAATCAGCCGGTAGCCACCTCCGTCAAATGCAACATGGGCTTGAAGTCCGTTACGCATCAGTAGATTGCGCATTTCGGGCTGCAAGTCCATCTGCCGGGGATTGGTATTTGTTCGTATCGCCATAGTCTGATGTTATGATGGTTACTTGTTATGCGTTACCGTATTTCATAGCCGCTTCCAATTGTTCGTCTTTGAAACGTACAAACCCGGCGGCGGAATCCTCGCAGACCGTGAGTCCTTTTTCCTCACAGTAATGGGCGTACTCCTCCTGCCACTCGGCGGAAAAATGGTTGATGTAATCGAGCCAGCCGTATTCGCCGCTCTGCATCTTCTCGACGAGAATCTCTTCGGGATAATATTTCTGTTGTGCCATACGCTTATATTAAATAGGTTTTATTTGTGAATACCTGCCGCTCGGTTACGCTCGCCGCTTTTCTTCTGTTCGTTCCACAGTTCTTCGGTGTATTCCTCCTCCGGAACGTAGTCGAGATTACCGTCATCATCCATCACCCAGCAACCGTAGCAGCCGAAGGTGTACTTATCCCATTCGCGCTTGGGTTGCTCTTTCCATTTCTGCGCGTCACCCGCACAGAAACGGATGCCTGTCTTGTTGTGAAGGTCGATGCCTACCGTGACTGGTTCGCCATCCACTGCCACCGTCAGAGGCTCACCATGCTGCATTCCGTTTACTTCCACTGTACCGAAGTGCATTACTTCAGCCAGCACTTTCAGGTTACGGGCAATGATGGGTGTCGGAACATACATCACCTGTTTTGTTTCCTCGTCAATTTGCACGAAAGCCTTACTGTGCCGTCCGTCCGCCATAGCCACGTCTGCAATGATGGATTTGCCGTCGAGCAACTGTTTCTGCTGTTCCTCGTTGTAGCATTCCAGTGGTGAGGATTTCAGCGTGGGATAGAAGACCACATCCACCTCGCCGCTATCCATACGGATAAAGGCAAACCGACTGCGACTTTCGATTACTTCGCCATTCTCGTTAGTGACACGCATCGGCAGTACCGGCGAGTAGCCGCCTTTCCCGATTTCTTTCAGGATACGCAGGGGCAAATCTTCAATCATTTCTTGGGTAAGCCCAAAGCGGGCCAATGTCGGATAAGGCAGTTCATTGAACTCAAATTGTTCTTTTTTCATATTCTGAATGATGTTATAAAATTATACTCAGCAAATATAGATTGATTTCTTATCTGATGACTAAAACATTTCTTTATAAGTGATTATAAAGTGATATTTTTAATGTTTTGAATATGATTATTTGCGAAAAATCATATTCAAAACTGATTAAAAGGTTATATTTGGAGAGAAAACAGCCGGCAATGGAAAGACCATAAGAAGAGCGTGCTAACTTTGCTGCCATGAGAAAGATTCTATTATTGATGATGACAGGTGTCTCATTATGTATCACGACGGCCAAAGCACAATTCAATACTGTTGCCGTTACCCCGACACGCTACAAGATGGAGGTATTGGGGATGGGGTTAGCCCAAGCAGAACCGGCACCTGAAAGCGAGATTTCCATACAGGAAGTTTCAACAGGTATCCCGGTATCCGCAGATATGGATAAGAAAAAGTGGATGGATCGTTACTTGAGTGTAAGTTACCCGTTACGTTATATCAAGGTCACTTCGCCTTACGGCTACCGTAAGGACCCGTTTACGGGAAAGAGTAAATTTCATGGTGGACTGGACTTGCGCGCACGTGGCGACGAGGTGATGGCCATGATGGAGGGTGTGGTCGTGAAGGTCGGACAGGACAAGACTTCCGGCAAGTATGTAACTTTGCGGCATGGCAGGTACACCGTCAGTTATTGTCACCTCTCTAAAATTCTTATTGTCAAAGGGGCAGTAGTTCATCCGCGTGATGTGGTTGGCATTACCGGCTCCACAGGACGCAGCACCGGCGAACACCTACATATCACCTGCAAGCTCAATGGCAGGAGTATCAGCCCCTCGCTTATACTCGATTATATCCAATCCATCCGGCAGGAGTGCATATCAGCACTGGCAGGTTTGTGAAAAGAAGTAAAAAGGACTGAAACCGTTCCGGTTACTTTGTCATCCGTTCGATAATATGGGCAATGTGGTTGCCCCAGATGTGTATTTGTACAAGGAGCATCGAAGGCATGGAGAACGTCTTGCCATAGAAGATAGCCGCCACTACTTTGCCACCGCACCGTTCTATTTCTTCCTTGTAATCCGCCACGCTTTGCCCGGTTGTCAGCACATCATCTATGATGATAATCTCTTTCCCTTTGATATTTCCGGTAATGAGGTAGTTTCGTTCGAGAATACGCTTTTCTCCACCTTTGGCTTCATGCAGGCTTTCTCGTGCATCGCAAATATCAACGTCGTACAGTCCTGAAGTTAAATCCTGTCGATGCTTGCCGATGTACCAGTCGAGCCGTTTGAACCGTTGGCCGTATTTTATCCAGTTGCTACACGGCATGAACATGATATGGTAAGGTCTCTTTTTCAGTTGCAAAGCATTCATGCACGTTTTAAAGAACTCGATTCCGTGTATATCTCCTTGTTTGAATTGGTAGATGGAACGGCAGAAAGCCCTCTGTTCATCATTGAGCAACGCATTGTATCGTGACGGATAGTAATACCCGTAAAAAGAGATTCGGATGCCTCGTGATTTGAACGGCTTATGGGGAGAATGGCCATCAAACTGTTCGGGGTGCAAGAGACAGAACATACGGCAGGCTTCCCGATGACCGGCCATTACCGCCAGACGACAGTAGCGTTCACGTTCCTCGCTCTTTTCGGCCAACCGTGCGGCGGCGAATGCCGCTTCTCCTGCTTTTCGTCGCCAGTAGCCGATAATATACCACAATGCCCCGATAACGAAAAGCAGGAGTATGAACAATAGTCTTGCATTCATCGTATTTTTATTTGAATGAAGCAGTCCGTTTCAATCCGATTATTTACAACATTATGGTGTATTTCGGCATAATCGGATATGGATGTAATGGCTTCATTGCTTATTATCAGAATCCGTTTTCACTCATTTGCAAAGTTAGCAAAATCGTGGCACTAATCTAAAATAGCACCGATAATTTGTAAGCCATATCACTCTTATATTATAAAGTCTTACCCATACAACTTCCTCTTTTAAGTGTACATGCTTTTATAGAGGATGTTTTGCCCTTTTGACCGGCACACGGCAAATGGCATACAAGTCTGCTATATGCTGTGTACCCGTCTTTGGGGCAAAGCAAGGACGATGGCACATTTGCCACAAGTGTCAATCAAGCCAACCTGTTGTCCTTGCAACAACCTCCACCATCTGTCCTTTTGTAACCGGCAATGCCGTCTGTCTGTTTTTATAGCTTCGCCCCACACCATCAGCGGAACGTCACAGGACTTGTCCGCAAGAGACATTCACTCACCTTATGGCAGCAGAGCTGCTATGGGGTGAGTGAAAGACTCTTTACGGAAGCCAAACATGAAAAGACCGTACACCTCGGTCACAAACTGCCAAGGCTTACGCTTCGCCAGATTTGAGACTAAGTTGTACGGTCACTTCATCGGGAAGTTTGGACCGGCAAGCCACAGACGCTCCACTGCCCACCCATTCCTTTTATAAATCTTGCACCTATTCTACATGTCTATATGACAACCGCTTGTAGTAAGAAAGCATATTCTGTTTGTCGGTCAGCTCTGCCGTAGTCATATTTCCCGCAAAGTAAGCCGCCTTTTACCAAACATCAAATCGCCACTATCGCTGGAACGAGAAATCTTCCTCTGACACGCCAGAGCGTATTTCTTGTCCCCGGTTTGTCTTATCGGTATTCTTGGGCGGCAGTTGATGGCAGAAAATATCCCTCAGCAGGCTGCACAGCCTTCAAAAAGAGGGAAAAAGAAAAATTATCAGAGTTATGGCAAAGACGATAGACATAGAACTTCAAAAGCAGTTGGACAAGCCACAGGTATGGTTCTGTAAGTATTTTCCTGCACGCATACGCAATGTGAGCGAGCGTGAGATAGCAGACCGCAAGTTAGTCTTTGATTTCAAGGATGGACGGGCATACGAAGAAGTTGCTCAACGCACGGCAGCCAACATGACCGAACGTTATGGAACATCATGCACCAACATTGTATTTTCTCCCGTACCGGCATCCACCGATAAGAAGAACGAGATACGTTACAAGGCATTCTGCCAAAGAGTATGCGAACTGACCGGAGCTATCAATGGTTATGACCATGTATCAGTGAGTGGTGAGAGGCTGACCATTCACGAGAACCGTAAGACTGAGAAAGAAGTCCGTAAGGTAAACGTCATTGAGTTTGATTCGGCTTTTTTCAACGGCAGGTCTGTAGTAGTCTTTGATGATGTGATAACCAAAGGGCTGAGTTATGCTACTTATGCCAATCAGCTTGAAAGCCTTGGTGCTAATGTACTCGGAGGTATATTCCTCGCAAGAACCTATTACAAAGTGAAATAATATGATCCAGACAAAGTATGATAAGGCAGTGTCCGTTTGCTTCAGTGGACACCGTAATATTCCATTCCTATACAGGAAGCAACTGAAGCTGCAATTAAAGGCAGCGATAACCAAGGCATACGCTGGAGGTTATCGTCATTTTTACTGTGGTTGTGCCATGGGGTTTGATATGCTGGCGGCAGAAGTTGCCCTTGCGTTGCAGTCCGAATTGTCAGGTCTGCAAGTTATTGCCGTAGTACCGTATCGCGGACAAGCCGAGCGGTGGAACGATGCGATGAAAGCTCGGTACGATACCATCCTCCGTAACTCGGATGATGTTATCATCCTGAGCGAACACTACTACCATGGCTGTTTGCTTCGACGCAACGACTATATGGTTTTTCACAGTTCGTCTCTTATTGCCTGGTATGACGGCAAACCCAAGGGTGGTACGTTTTATACTTATTGTAAGGCTATAGCGAATGGACTAAAAGTTCTAAATCTCTATGGCTGTTCAATCGTATAACAGACATCTTGTTTTCGCATATTCCGAGCCGTAGCGGTAATTCCTTTGCCATTCATGTAAAGGCTGTTTTGTCAGCCATAGCGTGATATGGCAAAGTACGCTATTGGTTCTGATGTATTACCCGGCTTTACCTATGTGCCGGTTTAGTTGGTGTTGCTGTACTTTTATATCTTCGGAGGCTCCATCCTCCTTATGCCTTTCCCTACCTTTTTTAGTATTCGGCTTAAAAAGTAATATACTTGCCTTACTTTTCGCCTATTTAGCATGTTTAGGGCACGTCTTTTATAATAAAAGTGCAGCAATCGGTTGCTGCACTTTTGCTATAATATCTATTTGTCATATTAGACCTTCCCGTACACCGTCCTCATTTTTCCGTCCAACAGCACCTTATTTGACCGCACAATCCAAGCACTGCCGTCATTCAGTCCGCACTCCAATGCCTTTTCGCCGCCGCCGATTAGTACCGGAACGGTTGTCACTGTGATTTCGTCCGCCAGTCCGTTATCCAAGAGTAAAGCCCCGATTTCCTCACCGTAAGCCACCACCATACCGTCGCCGTCTTCTTTCATCTGTCGCAGTTCTGCCACTGCATCTCCTTGGATGAACTTCACTCGTTCATTCTCCGTCAGGTCGATGCCGCCGTTCGTCACAACCAAAGTCTCTTTCGCCGTAATCGGCCAACCCAAATGGTTCATATAAATACGCAGGTAAGTTTCTTCGTCAATCAGCACACAACTGGAGGCATCCACTGCCGCATCAAAATACTTGTCCGAAGGAGCCGGACAACCGTCGATGGACTGGTACACGTGCAAGGTAATCTGTTTCATATTCAATGTATTTTTAAGAATTATGTCCACCTTGCACCTTAAAGAACAGCATGACCCCATGCCATTCCGGAATAGAGGTACTGTCATACTTAAAAGGCAGATAAGCAAGCCCCTGCTGTATAAACATACAGTATGAATATTTTGCTATACATCTTGTCTTTTTGATAAGTGTCAGTTTTCTATTCCAAGACGTTCAGTGAACGTACAATATGTATATCAATCTCTGCCTGTTTCCAAGCCGAGTATGAATCTTCCATGTCACGACAATGACCGTACCCGAAAGTACCGTCTGCTGTCTTCATTTTGACAAAGATAACGAAAGATTGGCGGATAAGCAAACAAAAAACATTGTTTTTCAGGTTGCCTGTTCCGAACCGCATCCTGCCTTATTAAAAAGATGTTATAGTACGGGCAATCCGTTCCGGTTGTCCGTTGCCCTGTTTTAGCACCCCTGTTTTACAGTTTTATTCATCCCTTTCTATTTGATTGTCATTTATTATCGTTTTGCTGCTGCCGTGCGACCTCTCGTGGACTTATTTTCCCGCAAAGGTAATAGGCTGCTCCAATCTTGTCAATGCCGGTGTTCCGCCGCGAGTGAGCCGCAAAAATCTTCCTCTCCGTCTGTCGAGCGTATTTTTCCGCATCAGCCTTGTCAGATTGTTTCCGCCACCTTTTGGAGGCAGAAAAATAAATCCCAAAGGTCGCAAACAGACCGAACAAAGGGAAATAGTAACAATAAAAACAAAAATAGCATTATGAAAACAGAGATTAGGCAGAATGGCAAAGTGATACTATCGAGTACAGACGATATATCCATTCCGATGATTTTCAAAAACTTATGTGGTAAGAACTTTTCTGGAAACAACTATCAAAACTATCTTAGAACAGTTTGTCAGGATATTGGTGTTACGACTGGTACGATTGAGTATTATGCCGATAACGTTTTGATTGAGAAAGGAACTATTCCTGAATTTTAAAAACTATATACAATGAAAAGGAAAGAGAAAGCAGCAGTAGATGAATTTGTCGCCCTTGTAGGAGGCAAGACATGGGAGCCTGTACGCCATAAATGTATGGGTAAATGGAGTAGTGGTATGACCGATTACGGTTTTGTCATAGACGGACGGATAACGCTCTTTGTTTCCAATAGTATGGCATACTTTAAGAAACGGATTCGTGAGTGGATTAAGTCGATACATACTTTTGAGGCGAAGAAAGATTGCTACCTCCGCTTACTACGTGAACAAATTGAAAAGGACAACGACAAGGTAAAGGACGAAAAGTTAAATCCTGTCAGACTGATAGACATCGGCATCTTATCCCCCGAAAGCAATAGCCCGTTTGATTTTTTCGCCCCTTATGTGTTAGTCGAAATAAACGGCAGGCGGTTCAAGCATCAAACAGCGGAATTAAGTTGCGCTATTATGGTGGATAGTTTGGCAGGATACCTTGAAGAATGCAACTGCAAAGATATATACACGGCAAGAGCAGTGCGTACACCTGACTACATTTTTTGCGGTGTGCGGTTTGACTCCCGTGATAATATGTATAAAATTGGAAAGTAGAGATTAATGATGTCTGAAGAAGTTATCACTTACAACGATAACTCCAGTCGTTTTACAGGACGGCATCAGCATTTGACCCACTAAATACATAAGTTCCCAATTTACGACTGGAGACTTATGTATTTTTCTGTATGGAAAACTAATCAAATAATCGCTGACTTATCATCCAGTCATTAAGCACGTCCGGATCTACACGATTTGTAAGATTCACATTTTTACTCAAACAACCGATTTTCTCACCTTTTAAATAAATAACTGGTGGGGTTAATGTATTCGGATTGTATGGACTTAACGATGAACCGGGACTTCCATATATGGAATACCGATTCTTGAAAGATATACTTGAAAAGTGACTACCGTATATATTCTCGTTGTTGGATATGGAATCAGGAGTAGATGTGTTCAACGACAATCTGCCTAAATACAAACCGTCATTTGCCAATAGAAACGATTCTTTCCTTGAAATTCTGGTATCTAAACCTATTCTATCCATTCCCTATGATTTAACGCCATTATTTAATAATGCCATAACGCCTTTTGGTTGCATTATCAAACACCTCTGTCTCTCTTAGAAACTGTATAACCCGTTCCCTGTCTTCGGAAATCAGGCAACCTTTCAGTTTACCGTTCTTTTCCGTGATTTTCAATTTTGAAAGCTCGAATATATCGGAACAATCCAGCCAACTGTCATAGTCCAGAATATCACGATAGTTCCGAACCATCAAAGGATATTGGCAGTTCAGTAGTTCTTCCGATCTTTTGGAAGAGTCTATTTCCGAATTTATCAGTAAGGCACCGATAGCGACACCTTCCGGAGTAAAGCCGATAATAACAATATATTTATTGCGGTCTTTATATCCGTCTTTTAGTATCAGTCCGTCCTCTTCGTCCAAGGGAACATAAATAATGTCACCAATTTTGACTGATGACATATCTACTTGTTCAGCTTTGGCCATTATAGCTTTCAGCCTTTCCAATGCACCGGTTTTGTCGTCCATTTGATTTAAGATAAAGCGTTCTTGACAATCTGCTTTTCTCGGATATAATCTACCATGTCCTCGGTAGCTTTTCCTGCTCGGGCTATATCTATAATGGTAATGAAGTTCTTTTGAGGATCATCCTGAATGCGTGTCATCGCTTCTTCCCATGCCGAGTCATGCGACAAATCGGACAAGTCATAAGGGTCTGTATCCTTATATTTAGCGATAGCAGCGTCAAGACAACGTTTGTTGGCACCTGATATATAGTCCATATCGGGTACGGCAGAAGTATATACCTTCTTGTCACGAACCTCTATGTCTGAAAGGAACTCGTCAAAATTCCCATCCAAGGGTTTGCCTTCTGCAATTTGCAGTGCCTTGTAGGTATAGGCTGGCACCGGGCCATGCTTCAATGCTCTGAAAGAGTCTTCGACAATCACTTTGCCATATTTGACAAGATGGTCCTGTTGGGCAAAATAAAGTATTTTAAATAACTTTATATAGTCCACTCCTTGAGTGAAACTCTGCATGATGTAGAGTACCACCGCTCTTATTTTGGCAATCTGTATAGCTGTTTTCATTTCAAAAAAATCTATGCGATTACAAAGATACAACTAATTTGCTGAATAATACGCTCATGATACAAAAAAATAGCCCGTTGCATTTTTTTTCACGACATTTAATACAGTCGTCATTCTGAGAGTAATAGTCTGCAATTATCAAGAGGTGGGTCAATCCATCCGATTCCACCTCCCTTTATAGTTCACCTTCCCCCGATTATAGTACGGGCAATCCGTTCCGGTTGTCCGTTGCCCTGTTTTAACACCCCTGTTTTACTGTTTCATTCATCCCTTTCTATTTGATTGTCATTTATTATCGTTTTGCTGCTGCCGTGCGACCTCTCGTGGACTTATTTTCCCGCAAAGGTAATAGGCTGCTCCAATCTTGCCAATGCCGGCGTTCCGCCGCGAGTGAGCCGCAAAAATCTTCCTCTCCGTCTGTCGAGCGTATTTTTCCGCATCAGCCTTGTCCCGATTGTTTCCGCCACCTTTTGGAGGCAGAAAAATAAATCCCAGAGGTCGCAAACAGGCCGAACAAAGGGAAAAAAAAAGAAAGGTTAAATTATGAGTTACAACAAATTGAAGTCATTGGTAGCGAACGTGGAAGCCATAGAAACGGCAATGAAAATCCAAGTTCAAGGCAGGCAGGCCACTGCGGAAGAAAAAGAAATTTTATCCCGATATTCTGGTTTCGGGGGTATCAAAGAAGTATTGAATATAGGTACGGACAAACCCATAGGTGGTGATATGAAAGAACCGATACAAAGATTACAGGAGTTAATCAATGCTTACCCTCATTTCACAGAACCCATGCGGCACAATGTCATAGAGGGCATCAAAGCATCTGTACTGACAGCATTTTACACGCCGAAATTCCTTGTTGATGCAGTGGTGCGGCAGATACATGCCACATTTAGCGAAAACGGTCTCAAAATGCGTTCATTTCTCGAACCAAGTGCTGGTATAGGCGGTTTTCTGCCCATAGCCATGTCCGACACGTATGATTATGCTATTGAGAAAGACCTCATTTCGGGGATGATACTTTCCCTGCTCCATGAAAACACGCTTACACGGACGACTGGGTTTGAAGAAATCGGAGAACAAGGTTTTGAACATACAACTTTCGATGTCATAGCCTCCAACATTCCATTTGGCAATTTCAGGGTGTTCGATGCGGAACTATGGAAGAAAGGCGGTATGTACGAACAGGCCACCAAGACCATACACAACTACTTTTTTGTCAAAGCAATGGAGTTGTTGAATGAGGGTGGTTTGTTAGCTTTCATCACATCGAGGGGCATAGCCGACACGCCCGGCAATAAGTTCGTGCGTGAATATCTTGTAAATCATGCCGACCTGATAAGTGCAATCCGTCTGCCCGATATGCTTTTCATGCAGACAAGCGGTATAGAGGTAGGTAGCGACCTGCTGATATTCCAAAAGCACACGCGCAAGGCGGCATTCTCACAGCGGGAACAACTGTTTTTACAAGTAGGCAGAGAAAAGGCAGACGCCACAGGCACAATGACCGAATACGCCAACAAATTGTTCACCATACCGAAAACCACCCTTGCGACAGGTAGCCGCATTGTACAGAACCAATACGGAAAATATGTACGCAAATACCAATGGCAGGGCAATGAAAATGCCATGTCACAATATCTCGCCGCACTGCTGAAACTTGACTTTGGCCGATATTTCCGTAAAAGTCTTTTCATGGGGGAAGGACAAGGTAGCGAAGATATGCAGATGTCCCTTTTCGGGAGTGTAGCCATGAAACAAGTCGCAAAAGGCAAACGAGCCTACACGGACGGGGTGGAAGCATGGATGAAAGACGGCTCAATGGTGCTGTTTGAGGGACAGGTGGGTACTATCCAATACCGAAAATCAAGTCTTTATCAAGAGGTAGCCATTGATTTTGTACCGGTGGACGAGGGTAAGGTCAATGCAGATAGGGCAAAAGACTATTTCCCTATACGCAAGGCATACTTTGAATTGTCAATCAAAGAGAGGGAAGAACAAAAAGAGGATAACGGATTGCGTGGAGAGCTGAACGCCCGATACGATGCCTTTGTTGCCAAATGGGGTTGTTTCCACGAGAACGACAACAAGGAGTTTATCATGCTTGACAGCCTCGGTGTGGAAGTCTTTACAATAGAAATGCAGCTTGGAAAGGATTTAGTCAAGTCCGACATCATGCGTGAACCTGTGGCGTTCAAGAAGATAGACCCGAACAAACGGCTGACACCGATTGAAGCGTTGGCAAGCAGCTTGAATTTCTACGGCAGGGTTGATATGGACTACCTGATGCAGTCCACGGATAGTGCCGAGGAAGAAATCATCGGCGACCTCAAAGGTGAGATATTTTACAATCCTGTTATCGGGGAGTGGGAGCACAAAGGCAAGTTCCTTTCAGGCAATGTCATTGCCAAATGCAAGGAGATAGGTTCTTACTTGTCCGAACTCACGGACAGGGAAAAAGATTGGACGGAAACTGCTGTAAAGGCTTTGGCGGATGCGACACCCGAAGCGATACCCTACGAGGAACTCGATATTAACATGGGTGAGCGTTGGATTGATACAAAGTTATATGCCGATTTTGCAACTGAACTTTTCGAGACCGAGACAAGCGTAATGTATTTCGATGTGAACGACACCTACATAGTACGCCTGCAAAGTTACTCTCCGGTGGCTTACAACACCTATTCCGTTCGTAACTATGACGGTGGGGATTTGTTTGTTCATGCCCTGCATGATACTGTACCTGAAATCACGAAAGAGATATACCGCAATGGTGATAAGGTGCGTGTGCCGGACGAGGAAGCCATACAGGAGGCAGCCACCAAGATACAGGAGATTAGAGACCGTTTCAACCGCTGGCTTGACAGGCAGCCGATAGAGGTTCGGGACGAGCTGGTGAGGGTGTATAACGAGCGTTTCAACTGCTATGTCAGGCCGCATTATGACGGTTCGGCACAGACCTTTCCGCAGCTCTCTTTCGAGCAATTTCCATACAACAGCCTCTATCCCTCACAGAAAGATGCTATCTGGATGATTAAGCAGAACGGAGGCGGTATCTGTTGGCACGAGGTAGGCACAGGCAAGACGATGATAATGTGTGTTGCCGCCTACGAAATGAAACGTCTCGGATTGGCACACAAGCCGCTTATTATCGGGCTGAAAGCCAATGTGCACGAAATCGCTGATACGTTCCGCAAGGCATACCCTACGGCCAAAGTTCTCTATCCGGGCAAGGAAGATTTTACCCCTGCCAACAGGCAAGAGGTCTTTTCAAAAATCAAGAACAACAACTGGGACTGCATCATACTCACGCACGACCAGTTCGCCAAGATACCGCAGTCAGAAGAGACCATGATAGATATATTCACGGAAGAGCTTGCCGATGTGGAGCGTAACCTCGAATTTTTGGAGCAGTCCACCATGCGCTACCGCAGCGGAAAGATGCAGGAGGGGTTGGAGAAACGCAAACAGAACCTTGGAGCTAAACTACAAGAACTGCGCATGAAAATCAATAATCGGAAAGACGATGCGGTGGACTTTCACACAATGGGCATAGACCACATATTTGTTGATGAGAGCCATGTAATGAAAAATTTAATGTTTCAGACACGCCACACGAGGGTTGCAGGTATCGGCAATACCAAAGGCTCGCAAAGGGCGATGAACCTGCTGTTTGCCATTCGTGACATTCAGCGCCGGACAGGTCGTGACCTTGGGGCTACGTTTCTGTCGGGTACAGTGGTGGTAAATGCACTGACCGAACTATATGTGATGTTCAAGTATTTGCGTCCGCAGGAGCTTCAACGGCAACGGATTAGCTGTTTCGATGCATGGGCAGCCATATTCACAAAGAAAACGGCAGATTATGAATTGAACGTGACAGGCTCGGTGAAGCGCAAAGAGCGTTTTCGTACTTACATCAAAGTGCCGGAGCTGGCAATGTTTCTGCGTGAGATTACGGATTACCGTACAGCCGACATGATAAATCTTGATGTACCTGAGAAGAACGTGCGTTTCCTCTCTTATCCCCCGACAATCGAGCAGGAGGAAATGATAGGACGCTTGGTATCTTTCGCCGGTAACGGCCAGTGGGAGGACTTGGGGCTTGACGTTCCGCAACCCGACAACCTCGACAAGGCGAAAATGTTGGTTGCGACCAATGTAGCCCGAAAAATGGCTCTTGATATGCGCTTGTTGGGTTGCAAGTTCAAGGATGATGCCGATAACAAGGCTTCTATCTGTGCGAGGACAATCTATGACTACTATATACGCTCGAATGACAATCGGGGTACACAGTTCGTGTTCAGCGACCTTGGTACATACAAACCGAACGAATGGAACGTATATACCGACATCAAAGAAAAGTTGGTACGGCTCGGTATTCCTGCTGATGAAATACAGTTTATCCAATGCGCCACTACCGAGAGGACAAGAAAAAAGCTGTTTGAAGAAATGAACAACGGCAAGGTGCGAGTTCTTTTTGGAAGTACGACCATGTTAGGCACAGGTGTGAACGCCCAGCAAAGGGCTGTGGCGGTGCATCACCTTGAAATACCTTGGCGACCTGCTGACATGGAACAACGAAACGGCAGGGCAATACGCAAAGGCAACACCGTAAAGCTGTGGGGTGGCAATGTGGTAGATGTCGTAATTTATGGTACGGAAAAGACCCTCGACGCCTATAAATTTAATCTGTTGAAAAACAAGCAGATGTTTATCAACCAAATTAACAACGGCACAATCGCCGTGCGCCGTATCGACGAGGGAGGCATGGATGAGGACAGCGGTATGAACTTTGCCGAGTTCGTGGCTATTCTGTCAGGCAATAACGACTTGCTGAACAAGACGAAGCTCGACAACAAGATTATGCAGCTTGAAAAGGAACAGGCTATTTTCAAGAAAGAACGCATCCGTGCCGAGCGTAAAATAGCTGCCGGTCAGGGAGAAATCGAAAAGGCAAAGCGTACAGAAGCCAATCTCATGAGGGATTTGGAATACATCAACTCGTATAATGGGACAAAGGCAACCTTGCTTTTGAACTTGCCGCAAGCCACTACCGAGGAAGTAGGCCGGGAGTTGCACCGTATTGCCAAGACCTACCGCAACGAAGCGTATGGCACAGTTGGCACGTATGCAGGGCTGAACTTGTTAGTGCGTAGCGAGTACAGCATAGACGGTACGTTTGACCGCAATACATTCTTTGTAGAGGGTATAAGTGGATTGAAATACCGATGCGGTCTGAGCGGTGCACTGCCGCTTGGTTTCGTTGAGTCGGCACAATATCCGCATGGAGCATTAAGCAAATTGCCCTCTCTTATCGAGAAGCAACAAAAGGCGGTAGAGCGGATAGAAAGCGAAATTCCTACATTGCAGGACATCATTTGTCGCCAGTGGAGTAAAGCCGATGAACTGTCAAGGCTCAAACAGGAATGTAAGGAACTTCAACACAGGATTGATGAAAGCCTGAAAGAGACCGGACAACCGCAGGCAGCCAAACACGAAGCTATTGCCGAAGCTGCTTGACATAATCATAATTTCAACCGTTCCCTCTGCATGGTCGTGATGACCGGGCAGAGGGATTTTTTTGCGCTCCGGTCTGCCGACGGCTCTACTCTTTTATGGCATCCTTCCTCCCTTTATAGCCTCCCGATTCCCCGCCGCCACCCGTTTCCATTTATAGCCCTCATATCCTCTATTTTAGCCCAATAGGAATAATGGTCTTTCATCGCGTATCCGTTTTTTACGATATGCCATTTTTAGCTTCTACATTGGCATCAATGTATCACTTTAGCCTTCACACCTCCTAATAGCTTCAATCAAGACATCTTTTAACCTTATGAAGGCAAGTTTATCCACTCCTTTTGATATACTGATTTCATTACCGACCAAATCTTTCAGTTTGAGTAAACAAGGAATATCTGCCTTATATCTGTCTCTCACATCTTGTAGGTCATAGTCAAAATTATAATGATAAGCAAGAAATTGCGTAAAAGCATTTCTGCCTTTATTGCTTAGTTTGCAGATAGCATCAAAAAGAGCATTGGCATCTTCAGATGCAAATATAGCACGAAGCTCGTATGTACAACTTTTATCTGGATAAGGCAATCTGTCTATAATTATAAGTTCCTCTACTGTTCCTTCAGTCAAATTACGCAGTGCTTTTTGCATTTGATCCGGCAACTCATTTATCTTTGATTTCATCTGCTGCAAGAAATAGCCCACAATATCATCTGTTATTGGAGTCTTGGAATCTGTGGTTACATAATTACATCCACTAATAAAAAGCCCCCTTAGCTGATAAAGTTCCTCTAAACTGGTTTGACTATTAATCATTTCTGCTATTCTCTCTTTTATTGAAGAGATATGAGGCTTTATATCAGAAAAAATGCCAATAGCGTCAAAATACGATAGATACGCAATACTATAACCAAGTTGATAAGCGTCTTTTATCTCTTTATCCAATATGGCTTTTATAGTAGCCTGACAAATACTTTCAAGTTTTTGCTGTTCCATGTCGAAAAAGCCGGATAGCATTTCCCAAGGTTTTAGCTCTTTTTGCTTATCCTTTATTTCCGTAACAATAAATTCTACAAGTGGAGCACCTGTGATAATATATTGTATAATAGCCGTAACATACTCCGGATTTAAGACATTATAAATTAACCCCTTGTTCAAAGAGTGATATTTTTCCCTTAGATGCTGTATCCTTTGCTTATCCTCATTATCATCTTGGAGTAGTGAAATCTGACAATCTCTACTCCAATTACAAATTAACTCTTTGTTCTCACTATTATTATACTCTGCATACACAGCAATAAATGACCCAAGAATATTTTTAAGAAAGATATTATCCTTTTCAATCAGTTCGGAAGGAAGTTTGTTTAAGTGGCTTTTAAAATCATACAAGCATTGTCTCAAAACCCGTAAGTTATCGGATTTTGTACACATAGAACAGGCAATAATGAAATCACGCATTTCTTTCAAATAATCGGATACCGGTACTTCGTCAAGGAAGTATTCGATGGCTTCTTCTATATCGGGTTGTATTTCAAATTCCTTGCCTATGGTCTTTTCCTTAAACTCACCCAATGTAGCCTTGGGAAGTTCTTCAAGGTGGTTTTCATCCCCAATTATGACAACATGACAATTACAGTGCTCTACAAAATAGTTGATGAAGCCTAACAATTCCTTCATTTCTATCAGGCACCTTTCGATGTCATCGAATATCAGAAACTTTACACCTTTTATACTGTCGTCTTCCACTTGTAGTAACGACAATGAATCCAGTGTTGCGGAAAATGAACCATCCTCTTTAGAGTTGTCATTAAAATCCACACTCGTCTTGAAGACTACCTTACCGGCTAATTTCAAAATACCCTTTATGAAACGCCCGGTTTTCGAATAGAAGAAGGGATTTAATTCCCTATCTATAGCTGTCTTGATGTCATTCACGCTATCCATTCCATAGGTCGAAATATAGATGGGCTTTAGCGTAATTTCCTCGTCGGTATCTGCGGTCTCGTCAAACCTCTTCTTCCATTGTTTTATAAGATGGGTTTTGCCACATCCCCATTTTCCTTTCAGCATCACGGCATACTGAGGATTAGGATTGTCAGCATAGCTGTTTAAAAAATCAAGAATTAAAGTGTTCATACCTTTGTTATTAACATAATTCTATTTTAACTCCATTGGGAAACAGAAATGTAGCAATAAGAACATTAAATATGAAATAGTAAAAGACGCTGCAAATCCATTATCACCACACCCACAATGAACAAAGTTAGTGATATTTCTTGATACGATAATATCCAAACAACTAAATTTCATGTTTCTTCTTACCATTGATTGCTTAAATATGCGTCTCCTATCATAATAATATCCGCAGAAAATGTGATGGTGGAATACATTTGGCGTTTCCTGTCAACATTGTAAATCTCTTTATAATACACGATATACGCATATTTGAACTCTACGACACGAAAGATTGAATTATCCTTAGTGTTATAATAAATCACCTTGCCGCTGATCGCTTTGAAAGGGCTGTTTACCATTGCTTCAAGAATAGTAGTTTCTCTGGTAGATTCAACGGTTATAGTAATACGTCCGCCAATAACATTTGTCACCGGCCTTCCTTTATTATCTGTCTTGCGGTTAAATTCAATATGTGATGAAATCACTTCTATGTCCTTTCCTTGCAAGCACACGGTTGCCTTTAATTCTGCCATGCTGATCTTATTATTTATTATAAAACCAAGACATTTCGCCTTGGTTAAAGCAGTCAGACCGCTTTCAAGACAAGAAGGAGGATATCATATTTCGCAAAAATAGTGTTTTCCCTTGAACATAACAAACAATCAATTAAATTTATTAACCGACTAAATAGAAGAAAATCTGTTTACAGGCTATCCTCTCTTCTGAAATATTATCCTACATGGCCTCTTTTCTCGTCCTGCTATTCAATTCATCACAGGCAAAGCAAACCGGCTTTTGAACAAAAGAGGTTAAATCGTAATCATTCATTGCATTCTTTTTGTTCTTATGGTGGAATGTTTTATTAGTGAGTGAGGCTGTTGTGTAATTCTCTTGTTACAGTTCAGGCAGGAGCCTTATGCGATGGCATTATTGATGTTTAACCCCTATAAACTTGCAAGTTATGAGAAAAAACGCTAATTTTGCGAATCACAAATGTGCGCTTAGATGCGCTTTACTGATTAATATGCTGAAATTGAAACAGTTAGTATCTAATCTTTATCACTTCGCCTTTGGAGAAGAAGTGCGTACCAACGGTATGGATGCCGATGGTACTATTCGTGTGGCGGCTGGAGATCCTACGTTGAGTGTAACTCCGTTGAAAGGTCTTGAGTTGTTACCTGATAGGGTTCCGTGTGAAAATTCAATGTTGGATATCTCTGGGTATAGATATTCTGAAGAACCCAAAATATTTACTGTTGAAGGCTCTTCCATGTCACCCGAAGATATTTCTAATGGCGATAAATTATTATGCAGAGAAGTAGAAGCTGATGCAATAAAGTTAATTGAACAAGGAAAATTTGCGGTAATTGCAGTTGATAGAAAATACTATGAATATAAAAACAAAGAGTTGAAGTTTGATTATAAGTTGCGTCATACCTTATTTAGAGTTCCTGTAGGAATCTCTATTGAGCAGTTGATAGACTCTTTGAAAAAGATAACTAATAGTATCTTTTTGGAAAAAAACCAAAAGAACTTAAGAAGCAAATATGACGAGGCTATTGAGTTTTATGGTAATGAAAGAGAACTTATGCTGTCAGTTACATATCGAAAAGGAGAATTGCGTTATTCTTTCCATCCGATTGATTTAATAAAGTACGTTGCAGAGTATGTATTAAAGCATAATGGAGAAGAATGGAGAGCCAAAAAACTTGAATAGAAATGTCGGAAATAGAATGTGTCAATCTACTTGCATTCATACAATTTACAATCGCTTTTGATTTTGGACTATACTATCTTGATGATAAACACGCACTGACTAAAATATATCGCAAATACCAGATGGATTTAAGGGCATCGGTACAAGCGATATTGCAACGTGCCGATGAAACTATAAAAGAGAGTCTAAAAAGTGAGGACGAGGAATGTATTTTAAAAAGTGCCTATTTGGATAAGGCTTATCGCCGTTTAAAATATTTGACTGATGGAAATCAACTCAACTTGGAAGGGTGTGGCTTTATCGGTTTATATGCGGGATTGTATGGATTTTTATGTTTGTTTTGCATAGGAATATTTGGTTGTCAGCATGATACAATCATTAAAACTTATATTCTCGTTAGTTCTCAGATAATTTTATTCTTAGAACTGTTAATCTCCGTGTATAATTTTACGCAGGGGGATTGTAAGAAATATAGTAGAAATACATGGGCGAATATAAAACTTATTATATTCATCATTTTATTTGCAGGTGGGATTTCTACTTTTGATTTGGCTTATAGGTGCTTTCCAGAATTTGAACTGCCGTTTATCGTTATAAGCCTGATAGTGTTGCTCTTTCCTCTTCTTCTATTTGTGGGATATATAATAATTTCGCGTATAGTAGTGAAAGCTCTGAAAAGAAAATGTAAGCGTCGCATACAAAAAGTGAAGAAATGCCTGAAAAGCAAAGTCACACCGCAAGATTAGACGTTTGACATCAAATCTGTTTAGGCCGAGCTATCCGCGTAATAGCTCGGCTTGTTTTTTAAATGAGGGAAAGGTTATTTAGGTAGATGATATTTGTCCTTTATATGCTCGGCCACGTGTTCGACTTCCGGGAACAACGTTGATTTATCTATGCCGAGGGCTTCAAGCTGCTTCCTGATCTTCTGCTTCTGCGCTTTATTGATGATGTACACTTTGTAGCTGAAGTTGAGTGACGCAGGTTGGCTTTTATTGCCATTGATACCATAAAGGAAGAATGCCCCGGACTGCCGGATTATGCGAGGATTGTCAAACATCGGTTTTACACAAAAGACTCTCTCGATATCCTTTGAATCAATCACATTCTGAAAATGGGGCTTCTCGTACTTAATTTCATGCAGAAGATATTGGATTTCCTCTTCGGAGTTGAACTTCTTCCTATCCAGTTCTCTCAAATCTTCAATACTGAAATCTATTGGGCGTTTGGCGATATTAGAAACGACACTGACAGCATCGCTATCAAAATATTTAATATCTGACGTTTGAACTTCAAATCGGAACAGTTTGCCGTCAACAGCATCATTCTCGCACGCAAAATACAGAGCTGCCAAAGGATTTGTAGTAATATCCAAGAGGCGTGTCGGCAAGGAGTAATGTACATCTTGACCAACTTTTCAAAAGTAGATGTGCATCCTTTGAAATCAGCCGGACTTTGAGCGATAATATCTCTGAAAATTCTATTTTCATTCTGGATTAAAAGTTCCCCAATATAAAATTAAAACATTACTACTATGTTCTCAAAGGCTAAAGTTACAAAAAAACTATCGTATGGTGGATAAATTTTGCAAGATGTTTATGTTCTCTCTTGAAAATATTTGGTTAAATAAGAGAACAAATACCATATTAAACGTCTGTTTATGTTCCTTGATGAAGTATCCTAAACAGGACACTATCCATTCAGGAATGTTCTCTCAATTGAAGTCGATTGAATTTAAGATGATATAATATGAATATATTCTTTATACTCCAAAGGTATTGGCAAATCAAAAATTAAATCTTTCATTGGATCAACATTCTTTTTCATTTTATAACAAAGATATAACCGTTCATTAAACTCTGCATAAATCCTTGCCCCTGTTAATTCATATTTATTAATTGTTTCCAAATCTGTTTTATCTATTGAAGCAATAATAGTTTTCTCAACATAGTTTCCCGAAGAGATATCTTCTTCTATTAATCTTCCCCCTCCTTGTCCCAATATAAGTACTTTCTTTTCTTCAGGTGTTCCTTCCCAAACTGTAACATATCTACTTCCTATCCCTAAAGGCTTTATTTTGTGTTTAGGCAGTTCATAATTTGTTAATCCTTTGATATTTTGTTTAAAAATATTACTGTTTTTTATAAATTGCCTTGTAACAGTTGTACAAAAGAGAATAGGAGTTTTTTTTAAATCTATCTCTTTCCAATCATTATCAGTATTGAACATATCAAAAATAAGTAATTCAGCTTTACCTACCATCTGTGCTAACACATAGATATTGCTTTTTCTTTTTTCGTCTTTACGTCTGGTTTCTATACTAATAACCTGATTTGCTTTCCATATTATTTTTGTCATATATTTACTGTTTTATTTAATAACACCCTTTTACTTTTAAATATTCATCTGCTGATGCTAAGTATTTTTCTCTATTGGGATTATTTACTCCGACTGGATTTTGTTTATTCGCTACTTTAGTTTTATCTCCTCCTGCCGCTTTTAAATCCGCTTCATAAAGTCTTTGTTCAAGCCCTCTTGCTGTTTGTTTTCCTTTAATTCCTTCACCTGCATAAACATGTTGTGGTGGAACTCCTCCAAAATCATCAAAGTTACCATTGTATCTATACGCTATAATTTGGTCAGGAGTTAACCCAAGATGGGATGGAGCACTTGCATAACCGGTATAAGGCAACCCGTGTTTAATTCCTTGATATGTTACATGAGTTCTTCCAGCTCCTGTTATAATATTATTTAAGCCCAGTAAGTCCATCCATGTATTCACATCTGGTACAAATCCATAGAGAGTCGGATTGTTTCCGGCGAGTCCAATGGGGTCAGAAGAAATATACATCCCCATATCCGGCGAGTAGTACCTGAACCTGTTGTAATACAGCCCCGTTTCCTCATCCTCGTACTGTCCCTGATACCTGAACGGCACGAGCGTCCGGTCCCCATGGCATTCCGCCACCTTGCCGTACACATCCAGCAGCATCTCCCAGACAAGCTCTCCCTTGCTGTCGTATGCCTGCGTCGGCGTACCGAGGTAGTCATGCACTATCGTGTAGCGTTCCCCGTCCGTAACCTTCGCCACAGGAGTGAACGACGTTCCGTCATAGACCCATGTCACAAGGCCCTCCGGCTTCTCCGTGCCGTCGTATTCCTCGCGTCCGGTCTCGTCCGTGACGAGCCTCGGCCTCCGGGCTTCGTCGGTGTCCCATTCGTGCAGCACCACGTTGCCGTCCCAGCCGAAACGGTGCACGGTGTCGCCCGTCCTCTTGGATATTCTTCTGCCGAGGGCATCATAGCCGAACGTTACCGTCCTGCCGTCGGGAGTCCTCACCCCGGCAAGCATACCGTTGGCCTGCCACTCGTAGCAGGTGTCGCCCGGCTGCCAGCCGGCGAACGGGTCGGTCTCACGGCTGTTGTCATTCTTGTCGGCACCGTCCGCAGAGAACAGCATACCGAGCCACCCTTTCTTTTCGGTATGCCCGTTTTCCGA